AGCTAAGTTCGGTTTAACAGAAAAGCAAATAGCATTCTTAGAAAAATTATGTTTAGAGGACTGGCAAAAAGAAGTTGATGCGTTTGCAAAACTTATTAACAAAGCAAATGTACCAGCTTTAGAAGTTGGCGAGATAACTACAGAAGTTACAATAAGTAAATACTATTACAAAGAACAAGCATTTTATGGTCAAGAAAAAGCAATTATAGAAACCAAAGAAGGTCAGACATTGTTTACTGGTAAGACCAAAGCATTAGTGCAATGGTTAAATACAGAAGCGTACTATCCAGAAGATTTTACAGAGTTCTGGGCGCAAGATAAAAAGCAAAGAAAAAGTGATTTAACATGGAACAAAGAATATTATAAAGAAGGTACTAAAGGTATTGCAACACTAGAAGTTACTTATGTTGTTGAAGAAGATAATACAAAAGGTACTGCAAAAATCAAAAACTTTTACCCTATAGAGGAAGTATGATAACGAATTTACAAGGCATATACGCAGAAGATTTAGATGGTTACCCGCCAATACCTCAATCAGATAACTATTTATCTCCAGAGTTAAAGTACATCGGGTTAGCAGCTTTAAATGAAGCTAGGTCAGAAATCGAAAACATGAACATAGGTATAGAAGGTACAGAAGGTTTAGAGATATTTGACCTTGATGTCTACGAACAAGAATTAAAAAAAGATGCAATAGCTAGTTATGCTTTAGCAGGTCAGTATCAATATATAGCTACGCACCAATATAAAGATAACTGCGAATGTAGAGATTGTGTAACTGACAGATTAATAGATTATGGTTTACCAGTTAAAGAAGCATTTGAACTTAGTTACTTACAGAAAACTTATAACAAAAAAGCTGCTTAATCGCAGATTGTGATACAATAGAGGTACTATGACAACACAAAACGTGTATGTAGTTAGAGCAGTAGAGCTTACTGGTCGTGTTTGGAACTATGAATTTAGTTCTGAATCAGAAGCTTTATGTAAAGTCAGAGAGTTAAAAGATTCTGGCGGCTTCATTATCCAACAAACTACTTATCAAAAAGAACTCGTATAATTAAATAATTTTCTTCTAATTGTGTTGCACAATGTGATACAGTCGATATAATTATATTGTAATGATAAATAAGGATGGTAAAAAAATGGCGAAGTTGTTTGTTGTTAAACCAGTTTTAGGTAACAAGAAAAAAGCGTTTCTTGAAGCTAATGGTTTTACTAAGCAAGCTGGTCAATGGGTCAAGCAAGGTTCTGAACAAGAGCTTAAAGAATTTTGGGATGAAGTGGATGTTTACAAAACACCGCAAGCAAGATTCAAACAAGTTAAGTACGAAGTTGGCGGTATGTACAAGACCAAGACACAAGGTAAGTATGTCCACAATGACATGGATTTAGATTTCTACTTAATGGTAGATAAACAAGAAGAAGTTGCATTAGCAGCGTAAGGAAGGATGGTATGAATCAAGTAATAGCAAAACTCAAAAAACAAATCAAAGAACTCTTAGAAGCTGGCGATTATGTTGGCGCTAAGAATCAATTAGATAAGTTAGTTGGATTAGTGGAAGGAGTGTTGTAATGGTAACGCCAGTAACAATTGATGACTTAGAACAACAAATTGTAAACCTTAATAACAAGATGGTTTACGATAATCAATTTCATGTTGACTGCAAATATGCACTTGATATTGCTTATGGCGGATATAGATTAGTTAAAAGATACAAAAGTACCGCAGAAACTGATGTATCTCCAAGATTAACAAAAAGAGAATTATCCGAGTGGATAAAAGCATACGATAAAGGTATTAATGCAGTATTGCATAATATCAAAGTATGGGATTACGAAAGACTATTGTAAAGGAGAATAAATGGCAAAAATTAAAAATGAAACTGAAAAATTACAAAATCCTCTATATCGAAAAATTAGAGCAAAAAGTTTAAGAGAACTTAAAATCCTTAAAACTGCATTAAACACTCTTATTGCTTATGACTTGCATCAAGATGTTTTAATTAACACAGAAGAGTTAGTCGCACAAGAAATAGAAAAGAAAAAAGAAGAAACATATTGTGAGTGCGGTTGCGAAAAATAATTATAGTCATTTTGACTATTAATATCACAATGTGATACAATAATAATGTAAGAAAGGATGGTAAAAAGATGGATGAAAAGTTAAAAAAACTTTTTAAGAAATCTCCAGCGTTTAAGAAATTCGCTGACTTCCTTGTTACCAAAGGATATACCTACGAGCTTGTAGGTACATTAGAAAAAGAGATAGACACAGAGCGAGATTCTAGCGAAGGTGGATTACTTCCTAGAAGTTTGAGCTTCTATAAATATCCAGCTGATGTAAAGATATTCAAAGGCAACAAAGAAGTTGCGTATGTCAAGATGGCATTTCGTGCTGGTTATGATTACAAAAAAGGTAAAGATGAAGGCACAATGTCTTATTACGAGTACGAAGAGCTATTTAAAGCTGGTAAATTATCTGGAGAGAGCATAGACAATACAAAGCTAGAGCTAGAGTTTGTCTATTTTGACCGAGATGATTACACAAGCGAAACTTATAGCAAGGCGTATTACCTTGATGAATACTATTACTTTTACAAGTATGTAAGAGGTAAAGCAAAGATGCTAAGAAAAAAAGGTTATGCGTTGACATTTAGCGCAGCAACAAAGATGCTAGAAGAGCTAGAGAGTGGTAGTACAGATTATTACTACGATTTCGCAATAGCAAGTTAGGAGATAATTATGGCGTTTAACGTTATACCAAATATTAAAAGAAAAATATTTGAATCACTCATGCAGGATGGCATGATTACAAGCGTAGAAAACACAAAAAGGTATGAATCTAATAGACCAGTACAAGTTATATCTACGCAAAAGATTCAAAACTGGACTGAAACTGCAATACACGAAGTTGCAAGTATGAAGAAAAAAGGTAAGTCTAACGAAGAAATAAAAGCACATATTGATTCTTATGTTGATGATTTAGGTCAGCAAATATCAGAACAATACGAATTTCAAAAAGCGTTGTATTACATTTACGCTGATATGGCTTACAAACAAATAGGACAATTAGCACCTACAAGTGCTTAGATAGGAGAGTATGTTAAAACTATTTATTGATACATGGATGATTCAGTCATTTGACTGGAGAATCTTTTACGCGATGTCAATATTGTTTGTCGGCTTCTTTATATATCAAGTCAGTAAAATGATTTATATATCAGTTAGATTGAAAATGCTAGAAACAAAATATCAATCTGACATAAGCAGACAACTTGATGATATGTGGCGAAAAATAGATGCTGGTTTAGAAGTTAAACCTAGTAAATATTTAAAGTAAAAAGCTAGCAACGCAGCTAGAGATGCAGAGTAAACACTCCACATGAGCGGCTACTCTAACTGCGTTAATCTATTTTAACCGCATTTGTGAAAGCGATGCTAACATGATTAAATGGAAGCAAACGTTACTTACGATAGATTACATCTTTTTCAATTTGATGAAGAAAATCCTAAAGAACACAATATAGGCGAAATAATCCAAAGCATAAAACGTTTTGGATTTGTTGAATTACCAGTAGTTAATGACACTACTGGTTTTTTAGTTGCTGGACATGGAAGAGTAACTGCGTTGCAATTTATGTATCAAGATGCAGAAGAGCTGCCAAAATACATAGATGTTGAGAAGGACACACAAGAATGGCTAGTTCCTACACTTCACGTTGCATTTGAAACCGATATGGAAGCAAAAGCGTATTTAATAGCTTCAAATACACTAACTATCGATGGCGGATGGAATGAAGCTAAATTACTTGAAATGTTAGCTGAAGTAAGCGCAACAACAGAAAATCTATCTGGTATAGGTTTTGACCAACAAGATATTATGGATATGTTACACGCTAACGACAAACCATTAACTTTTGATGATGAAATGGGTCAAGAAACAAGTTATGTAAAAGTAATCGTTGAAAGTAAAGAACACGCACAGAATACAAAAAAAGAATTAGAAGATTTAGGTTATACATGCAAGATAGTAACGAATACGAAGTAGCTTTACCAGATGAAATAAAAGAAGCGATGCAGATATATATATCTTTTCTTACTGCTAATTTTGCTTATGAAGATGGCATAGATGAGATAGAGTTTAAAGTTTTTAGAGAATCAGTTACAGATGGCATATTTATGAGTGGAGATGTACCAATTATGGAAAGAAACAATAAAGGTATAACTGGTAATCACTTTTTTAACGCTGCGTGCATAATGATGACAGATATGTTATATAATGCAACAAGCGGAAATATTCCACAAGCGCAGCAGGTTCTGCGAGATATGGGATTAGCGGTAGTAGCAGATAGCTAACACTTAACAGGATTAAGTGGTTAACGTAACAGGAGTACGTAACGATGGCAGGCAGACCAACAAAACTGACAAAAGAATTAATTGAAGAAATAGCACAATATCTTCGTGCAGGAAATTACATCGAAACAACTGCTGCTTTAGTAGGTATTCATCGAGATAGTATTTATGAGTGGCTTAAACGTGGAAACGCTGAAATAGAACGTGTATCTAAGTCAAATAGAGCAAGAATACGCAAAAGGGAAGAAATTTTTGTTGAATTTACCGACACAGTAAAAAAGGCACAAGCACAAGCAGAAGCAATGTTAGTTGGTTTAATAGGTCAAGCTGCACAAAAGAACTGGACTGCTGCTGCGTGGCGATTAGAACGTAAATATCCAGATAAATGGGGTAGAACAGAACGTAATGTTGCTACTGCACAAGATGACCCAGTAAAAGAACTAGCACAACAAATACAAGATTTAAGAAATGATAAATCTACAGAAGGGTAAACAGTTAGATTCTATTTTAGATTCAACTGCAAGAATTAACATCTGGCAAGGTTCAGTATCTTCTGGTAAAACAATATCTTCATTAATCCGCTGGATAGAGTTCTGCCAGACTGGCGCAAAAGGTAACTTACTTATGATAGGTAAGACTGAAAGAACGCTTAAACGTAACGTAATTGATGTTTTATCTGAATTACTTGATGGTTCTGGAAGCTTTATTACTCGTACTGGTTCTGGAGAAATCCAAATAGGTAATCGAACTATCTATATTGTTGGCGCTAATGATGAGAGAGCTGAAGCAAAAATACGTGGTTTAACACTTGCTGGCGCTTATGGAGATGAAGTTACATTATGGTCAGAATCATTTTTTCAGATGCTTTTATCTCGTTTAAGAGTACCTAACGCACAATTATTTTTAACAACTAACCCAGATAGTCCTAATCATTGGCTTAAAAAGAACTTCTTAGATAGAGAATCACAATTAGATATAAAGAATTTTGCATTTGAATTAGATGATAACCACACATTAGACCCAAAGTATGTAACTGCTTTAAAAGCAGAATACGCACCAGCTAGTAGTTTATGGTATCGAAGATTTATTAATGGCGAGTGGGTTATGGCAGAAGGCGCAGTTTACGATACCTTCCAGAGAGATTCAAACGTTGTATCAGAGCTGCCAAAAATGAAAGAATATTACGTTGGTATTGACTATGGCACAACTAATCCATTTTGTGCATTGTTAATTGGCGAAGGAGTAGATAACAACTTATACGTATGTAAAGAATATTATTATGATTCTGCAAAAGGACAGAAGCAGCTATCTGATGCTGAATACTCCAGAGAACTTAAAAACTTCTTAATAGATTATGATGTACGCAGAATATACGTTGACCCATCCGCAGCTTCTTTTATTACACAATTATGGAGAGATAATCATTTAGGAATTAGCAAAGCTGATAATAATGTTCAAGATGGTATTAGAGTAGTGTATAACTTATTAAGTTCAAGAAAACTATTAGTTCACAATAGTTGCACTAAACTAATAGAAGAAATTGAGAGTTATGTTTGGGATGTTAAGCAGCAAGAACGTGGCGAAGATAAACCATTAAAACGTAACGACCATGCAGTAGATGCGTTAAGATACGCATGTATAAGTTTAGGCGCTATTTGGCGACATTGGATTAGTAGGAGTGATTAGTGTATAACAAGAAAGGTTATAAAAAAGCTAAAAAATCTAAAGGCAAAAAGAAGAAGAAGTAAATGCTTAGATTACCAGAAAATGGTTCGGCTTATCCGCCAGAGAACCACAAACATATTTTTAGAGTTTATCAAGAACATAACGCATGGCATGCTGGCGACCCAGCAATCCTTAGAAAAGTTTATGCTGATGTACCACAAGATTACAGACCAAGAAGATACATGTTCTGGACACGTAAAGGCGCAACAGAGCTGCAAATTGATAGACACCAGTTACACGTTCCATTAGCTGGCGATATAGCACAAACAAGTGCTGATTTATTATTTAGCGAACCACCTAATTTTGTTGTTAATGACAAAGATGCAGCTGAATCAGATGTTGAGAACACACAAGATAATTTTGATGATTTAATAAGAAAATGCGGATTAAAGAATAAACTACTAGAAGCTGGCGAAACTTCTTCTGCATTAGGTGGCGTATTTTTAAGATTAGTTTGGAATACAGAGTTTATGAGCAATCCTACAGTTCAAGTTGTATCTCCAGATAGAGCAATTGCAACATTTATGTATGGTCAATTAGTTGCAGTAGGTTATGTAACTGAATATGAATCTCCAGATGGACAAAACTTTTATAGACATATTGAGCATCACGAAGATGGTTTAATACATCACGCATTATACGAAGGCACTAAGTCAAATATTGGAACAAGAGTATCTTTAGATAGATTAGCTGAAACTGCTGATTTAGAAGATGAGATTAGATTACCATTTGATTCTTTAGCTTCAGTCTATGTACCAAATCAAAGACCACTTAGAAGATTAAAAGGTTATGAGTATGGTAGGTCAGACTACGATGGCGTAGAAGGATTATTTGATGCAATCGATGAAGCTTATACTTCATGGATGCGAGATGTCAGATTAGGCAAATCAAGAATTATTGTACCTACAGAATATTTAGAGAGAAGGGGTCGTGGTCGTGGCGCAGCTTTTGATGTAGATGCAGAAGTATTTACTGGATTAGAAATAGACCCAAACTTTCAAGGTAAATCAATAGAACCAGTACAGTTCCAGATAAGACACGAAGAACACAAGACAACAGTTATGGAATTGATAGATAGAGCAGTTACTGCTGCTGGTTATAGTCCACAGTCTTTTGGTATTAATATCGAAGGTAGAGCTGAATCTGGTACTGCATTAAAACTTAGAGAACGTAAATCATTTACAACACAAGGTAAAAAACAAAGATACTGGACACAACCATTAGAAGAGATATTAGAGAAGCTTCAGATACTAGATGTAGAAATATTTGGTAAACAATATAAACCACTTAAATTACGTATTGAGTGGCAAGATGCAGTTCAACAAGATGTTAGAGAATCTGCAACAGTTATCGAATCACTACACAGAGCGCAAGCTGCTTCACTTGAAACTAAAGTTAGATTACTTAATCCAGAACTTACTGAAGAAGAAGTTGCTGAAGAAGTCCTTAAAATTGCAACTAACTTTAATTTGGCAGACCAGAACGTTACTGACATTTTAGAGTTACCATAATGTTATGGTCTATGACCCAGCATATAATGAGCAGATAGCAGACACTTACGCAGAAGTCTTTAGAGATATAAACGACTTCCTAGTTGAGATAACTGCTGAATCAATTTTAGAAGGTAAAAATTACGATGGTTCTATTGAGAACTGGCTTGCGTTTAAACAGACTAATTTAAAACGTTTAGTAGAACAAGCTAGTAAAGCTGCTGATGATGCTTTTGGCGCAGTATTACCTTCAGTAAAAGGCGCAGTAGAAGTAGCTTATTCTATTGGAGAACAAACCGCAGCTGCTGAATTATTAAGTGCTGGAATACAAACTGATGTATCTGGCGGATTTCAAACATTAGCTGAATATGCCATTGATGGATTAGTAGATAGTATTGCTAACAGATTTCAGAACAGAGTTAACAAACTAGATATTGTAAGGTCAACTAATGATGTTTATGCACAAGTTACTGAAAGTGCAGCTGCATTAGTTACATCTGGCGCTGCAACATTAGAAGAAGCAGTAGAGATAGCAGTAGATAAATTTTTAGATGAAGGTATTAAATCAGTTAACTTAGG